ATTGAATTTAACGAACAGGTGAAAGATCACTTTGTTCAAAACAGATACGACGAACAACTGGACAACAGTTTACCCTATGTATGGAGAGCATATCAGATGAGCAATCTAAGAGAATTTGATGAATTTGCCCAGTGGGCCGACGGTGTGGTTAACGAAGAAGCTCCGGAAGATCCCAAAGTGGCTTCAGTAAAACAGCTGATGGGGATCAAACCCAAGCCTGAGGCACAGAAAGGGATCCAGGTTCAAAAAACCGCCAAGGGTACCATGGGCATCACTGTTCCCAAAGATGACCCTGAAGCTACCAAACAGGCTGCTAAGTTTTTTGGGGCAGGTGGTGCGGCCAAACTACCCCCAGGCACCAGTATCACTGTTGACGAAGGAACCATGCAAAAGTTTGAAGTCGTGTTTGAAAAGTCTGGACGTCAGGTCACCAAAACTATTAAGGCAGTGAATCAGGGTAGTGCAGAAATTCAAGCCTATCACATGGCAGACGCCACGGGTAGCAAGGTGGTGAGCGATGTTAAACCAGTGTCAGAAGCGTTGGGTGGTGATGAAGCTGATGATATAATTGCCGATACCAGAAAAAAAGACATAACAGAAACCATTGATGCAGATACTGCTCGAGAAATTTTAGATCGTCATGAGAGTGGAGAATACATGGGTGATCTTGTTAATGAGTTCCCCAATTTGCAACAGATAGTGGACGATGTTGTGGTGGACCATCATTTACATCCAGATGATGATCATGAAAAAATTGAGTATGAGGTGATGAAAACTCTGGCAGACATTGCCTCGCAGAATAATTCTGGTACACTGCGTGAAGAGAATAGTTTCCGTGAAGGAGAACTGGTAAAAATCAATTATGGAAAATTCAATGGCACTGTGGGAAAAATCAGTGAGTTCTCTCCCAGCGGCACGCATGTTGGGGTTAAGGGCCAGGATGGTAAGTTTTTGGGATATTACAGCACATCGGATTTGAGCCCAGCTGATGATTATAACGATGAGGATGATAGTGAATTCACTGAGTCTAGTCTGGACCCAGTGGGAAAAGAAGATGACGACATCAACAATGATGGCAAGGTTGATAGCACTGATGACTATTTGAAGAATCGCAGAAAGGCCATTAGCAAGAACATTGACGAAGATCTAAACAGATTGGTTCATCTCAGTGGTTTAAAGAAGTAACTGGTTAACAACTATATCAAAGGCTCAGGATCAACCCTGAGCCTTTTCTGATCTTTATATGCAAATATTACCATTTTGTTTGAACTGTATAAATAAATTTGTTACACTACTAAAGTAGAGTAACATTGAGACCAACTCATTAATACTCATTATGGAACTTATTAAGGAAAAAACATTATGGCAACATTAGCAGAAATTCGTGCTCGTCTCCAAGCCCAGGAGAATAAAGGACAGGGCAACACTGGTGGAGGAGACAGAGTCATTTACCCCCACTGGAATATAGAAGAAGGGCAGAGCTGTTTGCTTCGCTTTCTTCCTGACGCAGACCCCAAGAACACTTTCTTTTGGGTTGAACGTGCAATGATTAAATTGCCTTTTCCGGCTGTAAAAGGCAGTGCAGATAAGAAGCCGGTTCAGATTCAGGTTCCCTGTATGGAAACTTGGGGTGAAACTTGCCCAGTTCTCACTGAAGTTCGTCCCTGGTTCAAAGACAAGAGTCTGGAGGAACAGGGCCGTCGTTACTGGAAGAAGCGTAGTTATCTGATGCAGGGTTTTGTTCGTGAGAATCCCATTGATCGTGATGAAACGCCAGAAAATCCCATTCGACGTTTTGTGATCAGCCCGCAGCTTTATACTCTGATCAAGGCTGCATTATTGGATCCTGAACTGGAAGAAATGCCCACTCATTATGAACGTGGTTTGGATTTCCGAATCGTCAAGACCAGCAAGGGCGGATATGCTGACTATAACACCAGCAAGTGGAGCCGCAAGGAAACTCCTCTCACTGGCGTTGAGATGGCTGCTATTGAAAAGCATGGTTTGTTTAATCTGGCCGATAACTTGCCCAAGAAGCCCACTGCTGTTGAACTCAAGGTGATTCAGGAAATGTTTGAGGCCAGCGTGGATGGCCAGATGTATGACCTGGAACGCTGGGGCCAGTATTACAAGCCTTATGGCTTGAGCAATGGGGATGACGAGACCGCAACTTCTGTTGCTACCTCGACCACAAAGCCTGCTCCAGCAGCTGAGCCTGTGACTGAATCCAAGCAGAATCCTCCTTGGGAAAATTCAGATCCAGCTGAAGCAACTGCGCCAGTGGCAGCACCCAAAGTTAGTGCTCAGGCCAATGACATTCTGGCAATGATTCGCAATCGTCAGAAGAATTCCTAAATGTACTTTCAGTGCGGTGAGTAAAACCTCACCGCACTGATTTTTATCTATATATATACAGGTGAGATAATATATGGCAACACGTCCGTTTGATTTATCACGTTTTAGAAAAGAACTAACCAAGAGCATTGATGGTCTTGGTATTGGATTTAATGACCCCACTGACTGGATCAGCACTGGAAACTGGGCACTTAATTATTTGATCAGTGGAGATTTTAATCGTGGCATACCGTTGGGTAAAGTCACAGTATTTGCGGGAGAATCAGGCGCTGGCAAGAGTTATATTTGTTCTGGTAATGTGATTCGAAATGCACAAGCTCAGGGCATTTTTGTGGTGCTGGTTGACAGCGAAAATGCACTAGACCAGAGCTGGCTGGAAGCATTGGGTGTGGATACTGGTGAGGATAAGCTGCTCAAGCTCAACATCGCAATGATCGACGACGTGGCTAAAACCATTAGCACGTTTATGAAAGACTACAAGAGCATGTCAGCCAGTGAAGACAAACCCAGAGTATTGTTTGTTATTGACAGCTTGGGTATGTTACTAACTGCCACTGACGTTGATCAGTTTGATAAGGGTGAAATGAAGGGTGACATGGGTCGCAAACCCAAAGCTCTTACTGCATTGGTGCGTAACTGCGTTAACATGTTCGGTAGCCACAACGTGGGACTACTGGCCACAAATCACACCTACGCCAGTCAGGACATGTTTGACCCTGATGACAAGATCAGCGGTGGACAGGGATTTATCTACGCTAGTTCCATTGTGGTGGCTATGCGCAAACTCAAACTCAAAGAGGACGAGGACGGAGTTAAAACCACAGACGTACTGGGCATCAGAGCAGCTTGCAAAGTAATGAAGACTCGTTATAACAAGCCTTTTGAAACAGTACAGATCAAGATTCCCTACAGCACTGGTATGAGTTTGCACAGTGGTATGACAGATCTTCTGGAAAGAAAAGGACTGTTAACCAAGGACGGTAATCGCTTGCTTTACAAGTTTTCCAACGGCGAGGAAACTCGTGCGTTTCGGAAGGTTTACGAAACCAATGATAACAACATCTGGGAAAACATTGTCCAAGATCTGGTGCAAAATCCAGACAAGTTGAGACAAAATCGCTTAACGGAAGGAGACAAGGCTGATGCAGAGTGATCACGCAGAGTTGGCTGCAGAACTATGGAGAAACTTACTGGATTATATCCCAGCACGTGACAGGTCAGATGCGGCTGAACAAATGATTATTGCCTGCCGCCGTTTGGAATTTACAGACGACGATCTGGAAAGTTTAGCTGATTATGATCGTTATCTAGCCGAAGCAGTGGCACTGGAAGCTGAAGAACAGGAAGAACTGGATGATGACCTGGATTCAGATGACGATTACGAAGACGACAGGTACTGATGTGGTACAGTAAAGTTATTCAGGACATAACGGTGCTGCCAGATTTTCTGGAATTTTACAGATCCGAATTGGCGCAAGCCAAACTGGAGATCGCCATTAAGGGCAATCTGGAAAAACATCTGGCAGCACTGCCAGGAATCACTGAGCATAGATTCAATCAGTTACAGGAGATCGAAGCTGTGCTTAACTACCTTAACATTCAGTTGAGAAAGATTCGCCGCAAGCATTTTCAGAACTACTTGGAAAAGTATGCCAAGGCTTTGAGTAGCCGTGATGCTGAAAAATATGCTGACGGAGAACAAGAAGTTGTTGAGTATGAAGAAATAGTGAATGAAGTGGCGCTGGTTCGTAACCAATATTTGGGAATAATCAAAGCATTAGAATCCAAAAATTGGACACTCAGTAACATAGTGAAATTGAGAGTATCGGGATTAGAAGACGCGAGCATATAACAAAATGAACACAAACAAACAAAACAACAGACCCAAATGCATTCTTTGCGATAAACCGTCGGTGAAAATCAGCACCAACAAAAACACCAAGCACACCACTTGGCGTAAGTATTGCAGCGCCCACCACAATCAGATCACTGCAGCCAAGCATGGTCTAAAAAGCATAGCTCACATCACAGCAATGAGAGCTGGGTTTGGAGATGTCACTAGTCACCGAAACAGCAGTCACCCATCACGAAAGTACCGTAAAGATTATTGTGAAAATCGTGATGGTAGATTGGGATTTGTTTGCACTTATAACACAAGTCTTCCTCCCATTAGAGGAATCGAGTACCATGGGTTCCTGGATGTGGATCACATCAACGGGAATCCAGATGACAATAGACCAGAAAATTTGCAAACTCTGTGCAAATGTTGCCATGCGTATAAAACCTTGCTCAATAATGATTCTGTGACTCCGGGTAGAAAAACCATCAAGAACTTTAAAATGAACAATCCAAATTTTCGAACTTCATTTAAAGTTGACATTGTGGTAAACGAAGTGTATTTTTAAATAAAGGAGCACGCAAGTTGAAATCAAATTTTTTCTGGATTGGATACTGTGAGGCCACTTTTAGGATTTGGGGTGTGATACCGCTAGAACGGTCTCCAGTGCACCAGGAGGTGTATATGGTAGAAAATAAACGAGGGGCCATCCAATGGAAATCTCACTACATGATTACCCGCTACGCAACCATCTCGGGCAAAGTCAGTAAAAAGCTAGAGATCAAGTTCCACGACCAGTCAGATATCATTGATGCAGTTTGCCGTCGAACTAGCAAAGGCTACATGCCTGTTGACCTTCGTAAGCTACACAATGTCCATTTTTTCTTTCCAAATTTTAAAAAGAATCTAAAAGAAGCTGCTGCCTTAGCCCTCAACAAAGGATAAAACACAATGAAATTGGATGCTTGGATTGGTTGGTGCAAAGAAGGCACCAGCGATAAAGTTTGGGTTTTGCTGGTGCTGGAACGTAATCGCTGGAATCGCATCACACGTTACGCTACAATCTGGGGCCGGCGCGGCAGTCGTTTGCAAAGCAAGATCTTTGAAGACTGGAACTGCCAGCGAGCCATCGACGCAAAGTTCCGCAAAGGATACAAACCAATTGACAAGCAACAGTTGGACACTGTGTATCCTGAGTTTGAACAGGATTTGGAAAAGGCTGCATTTTGGGCCATGCTCAAAGGATAATCATGCACATTAATGACACAGTAATGGTCTGCACTGAGCCCAACCCAAAGTACACAAAAATTTGGGCATTGCAAGCTCTGAGAAATTACACCTATCGAATTTATTGGGGTATACTCGATAAATCGATTGATTCCACTGTGGTACATACGTTTCGGTCCGGCGACCGTTACAAGCTCAGGCAGAAGTTGAATAATAAACATCAAAATGGATACATAGAGATTGATAGATTGCACCCTCTGTTTCAACCAGTCACTACTCAGTTGGATCAACACGATTTTTGGCTGAAACTAACCGATAGCTATTGAGTTAAGAAATGAATAACCCACTGCCAAATTTACATCGACTGTGCAACGCTGAGACCGAATTTGAAAGCACCCATCCCCATCAGTCTACAGATATGAATAAATTTCAGGAATGGCTTGCAGAAACATGGGGGTTAAAATACATCTCCCAAAATAATTTTATAGGTTGTGACTGGGAGTTTAACATCTTAGATGAAGCCAAATACACTTTCTTTTTGTTAAAATACCCAGATCAGTACTGAACTGAAAATAGTTGATACACTGCTGATCATTTGCTAGTATATAAACATGGACAGAGATCAATACATGGAAGATTTACATAGGGTGTGCCACGCTCAACTTGAGTGGGAAAAAATCAATCCAGTCTGGAATCTAGATCAATTTCAGCAGTGGCTCAGAGACAATTGGGGTGTCCATTGGTTGGGCCCTCCTGGTCCATGTTTCCAGGTATTGGATCAGGACAAATATATCTTTTTTGTACTAAAATTCCCCTCGCACTATCCAGACGAACTTGATTGACTTTGCTCAGCTGATTTTCTACAATAGAAACATGAGCAAAAAAGAGTTTGAACAACTCGAAAAAATTGAAACGCTGTTGGCGGACTTTTTGAATCGTGCGGGTGACCCAGATGAGCAGCTGATTTCTGACGCTTTGGACCAAGTGATTCAACTGGTAGAGTCAACCCGTTCACAACAAAAAGAGCTTGAATCTCGCTTGCAATTGCTAAATGAAGCACGTTGGGCGGCTAACCCGGATCGCATGGGTGGTCAGTTTACGGCTGACGAAATCCTCAATAGCAGCCAATGGCGCTAGGTTGTTGAAAACAAACAACTTAAAATTTTTGCATTTTGGTTGACGACAAGCTAACCGCTTGCTAGACTAAAAGAGTAGTAGAAAACACAACACAAAAGGACACACAGAGCACACAATGAAGAACAAGATTCAAGTTCGGGTTATTGACGGCGACTACAAGGGTGAACAGGTTCACAATTCCGTTTTTACCATGTTTGAAGATTGCCGCCAAGAAGGTGGTTACATTGTGGTTAATGGCACTCGTTGGAATCGTGGCAAGGTCCGCGTTCGCGTCAACAACATGGAAATCCTGAACCCAGGAGTTGCGTCTTCGGTTTGCGCTGATGAAACTGCTGCTCCGGTAATTGAAGAGACGGACGAGGAAATCCTGACCCGTTTGAAGGACCGATTTGAAATCCTGGATGAGATGAGCCGTGCAGCTATTGGTGGTGACATTCGGGCGCTGATTGTGCAGGGCCCTCCTGGAGTTGGCAAGAGCCATGGTGTTACTTCTGAACTGGAGAAAGCCAACTTGTTCACTGAAATTGCTGGTCTTCCTCCCAAGTACGAAGTGGTCAAAGGTTTCATGACTCCGATTTCCTTGTACTGCAAACTGTACACCCACAGTGACCCGGGTCATGTGCTGGTTTTTGATGACTGTGATAGCATCCTGGAAGACGAAGAGAGCCTGAATGTGCTCAAAGCGGCGCTGGACAGCGGCAAGAGCCGTCGGGTGTATTGGGGTTCGGACAGCAAGATGCTGCAACGTGAGGGCGTTCCCAACAGCTTCGACTTCAAAGGCACTGTGATTTTCATCACCAACCAGAAGCTGGACAGTCAGCGCAACTCCAAGCGCACCGCGCACTTGAGCGCCCTGCAGAGCCGCTGCCACTTCCTGGACCTCAAGATGAACAGTGTTCGTGAGTGCCTGATCTGGATCCGCCACGTGATCACCAGCGGCAAGATGCTGGAACAGTACGGGCTGAACGAGAAGAAGGCCAACGAAGTTGTGGACTTCATGTACGAGAATCAGGACCGGTTGCGTGAACTGAGCTTGCGCATGGCGATCAAGATTGCGGACCTGGCCAAGATCAGCAGCCGGTGGCAGATGCTGGCCCGCGAGACCTGCATGCGGTAAGCAGGCTCTGATAGGAGCGGATGGAAGTGATGGGCTAGGGTTTTAACCCTAGCCCATTTTTTATAAATACTTGCATGGACCAGAATCTCAGATTGGGTTTGGCGTTTAGCCAAACAGGAGAACCAGTGATAGTGATAGGGCACGGTGAAAATTTTGCCGTGTGGAATCAAAACCAAGTACTGTTGATCTATGATGCTGACCAGGGAGATGTGGTGGGACCTTTAAGTGCCGGTTCAGTTTGGGACGCTATACTCCTTTTTTCCAACTGGAACTCTTGCAATATAGACGAAAAACTGCTACAATAAATTATGCTTAAACCTACTCTTTTTATCACAGTTTCTTTTTTAGTGGTGATGGGAACCGCACTCAGAGTCACTGGCTCAAATCAAAATTCTGAACCCAAAGGGTATCAGCTCGCCAGTTGCTTCAAGTGCCATGATGGGTTCAAGGACCCAGCCGTGCTGGCCACCAAGCAGGCCGAAGCAATCAGCCGAGTTCAGTCTGGCAAGATGCCCCCAGGAGTTACTTTGACTGAAGCTGAAAAATCCAGTCTAATCAAACAAATACAACAGTCTTCTCGTTAATCATGCTACACATTACTGGATTCAAAGATGACGTAGTTACTATGGAGAAGACGGTGGATTTGCTGTTGAACACCCACTTCACAACAACCATTAAAAAATATCAGATTCCGATGCTCAGTATCTCTGATCAGAAGATCCTTGTGGATATAAAGTCACGCAGTTGGGGGAACTATGAATACCCTCCGCTGACCCGCAAACAACAGATACTGGTACAGAAGATTGTGAGCAAATATCTACTCTTGCTCAAAGCTCTAAATTGGCCAGTAGAGGAGTTGATTCAGCCCATCTGGGCCAAACCTCCTAGACCAGAAGTGCCGTCGACCAGGAGCATAGAATATGATACTGAGAAAAATCAGTTTCAGATTCGGCAGCCCTATTCGAAGCCTGTTGTGAATTTCCTGTATGCAGTAAAGGATAGAGCGGATTTTTTTCCAACTCTGGAATACGATAGAGAGTCTAATCATTGGACTCTGTCTCCTGGTGAACAGTCCGTCGCTTTGATGAAGCATCTAAACAAACGGTCAGATTATCATCTGGATGAATACACCATGAGTCTTCTGCGTGGGGCGCAGGTATACAAAGTGCCCACTGTGGTTTATCTAAACGGCGAATGGGTGTTTGAAAATATGACTAGCTCTTTGCAGGAACTATGTTCACAGCTAGTGCAAGCCGAAGATTCCCTGGTGGCCCAGGCATTTGGGTTGAGTTCACTGGGATTGACTTTTGGAAACTCAGCTAAATCCGTGTTGAGAACTTGGCTTGGTAATGATGAAATTCAGATACTGTTTGACCATGCTCCCAAATTGGACCTAACGCAGGTGGATAGTTTGGCCAACCTGATCAAAGCAGTGGATCGCTGGCCAGTTGTTTCGATATCACACTGTTGGACGGGTAAATATCTTCAGTTCTGCAAAACACTGGAAGCACAGGTTGGACATGACATAGTACACACGAAAAATATACAAAAGGTTCCTGAGAACCCCGCTTGGATATTGGTGAATCTCAGTAGTCAGTATAATTCCATCGGAGAACATCACTTGAAATTATACGAACTAACCAATCAAAAAAAGCCCGTAAGACTAATACTAGTAAAAGACTAATCACAACATATGAAATGTATCATAAAAATCAGCGATGAAGTGAATGTGAAGTTTGAGGGTCTGGAATTAGACATCAGAAAAAAACTCACTGCGCGGTTTAAAAAAGATATTCCACATGCCAGGTACTTGCCAGCGGTTCGCTTGGGACGATGGGATGGAAAAAAAGCGTTCTTCAATCTGGGAGGGACTAGCTATCTGAATCTGCTGGACCAGATTTTACCCATGATTGAGCAAGCTGGTTATGATATTGAGCTTGATGATCAGCGTCAGTATCAAACTCACTTTGAGTTTGAACCAGTGGAAGCTGATTCATTTGCAAGTGCTGTTTGGCCTCAAGGACATCCAGCAGCAGGACAACCAATCACAATCAGGGAACATCAGCAAAAGGTTATTAACCAATTTTTAGGTAATCCACAGAGCTTGCAAGAGGTCGCCACAGGCGCAGGTAAGACACTGATCACAGCAGCTCTGAGTCAGAGATGTGAATCATACGGGCGTACAATTGTGATTGTGCCCAACAAGAGCCTGGTGGTGCAAACAGAAAGAGATTATCAGTTGTTGGGGCTGGATGTGGGAGTATGGTTTGGTGATCGAAAAGAATTTGGCCATGCTCACACAATCTGCACTTGGCAGAGCCTGAACAATCTGATGAAAAACGCTCGAAATCAGATTGGTGCTGAAGCATCCGGCTTAATGACCATACAGGATTTTATTCAGGGTGTTGTGGCAGTCATAGTGGACGAATGTCACCAAGCCAAAGCTGAGGCGTTAACTGAATTGCTCACAGGGCCACTGTCCAGGATTCCTATTCGTTGGGGACTCACTGGGACCATTCCCAAAGACGAATATGAGTGGTTCAGCTTGCTAGTAGCAGTGGGTCCAGTGATCAGCCGGTTAGCCGCGGTGGAACTTCAGGAAAAGGGAATACTGAGTCAGTGCCATGTGAATATTCGACAACTAGTGGATCACGGTGAGTATCGTGATTACCAGAGCGAACTCAAGTATCTTGTGGATAATGCTGATCGCATGGCACATATTTCCAAGATGATTGCTGACATAGCACAAAGCGGCAACACCCTGGTATTAGTGGACAGACTCAGTGCAGGCAATCACATTTGTGCCACATTGCCTGATGCAGTGTTTATCAGCGGCAAAGACAAACTGAAAGATCGCAAAGCACAGTACGATCAGATAGCGGTCAGTGACAACAAAATCATTGTGGCAACTTACGGTGTTGCAGCAGTGGGTATTGACTTGCCACGCTTGTTTAATGTGGTGCTGATTGAACCCGGCAAGAGCTTTGTGCGAACCATTCAGAGTATTGGCAGAGGTTTGCGTAAAGCACACGACAAAACTGATGTGCAGATCTGGGACATCACTAGCACGATGAAGTTCAGCAAGCGGCATCTAACCAAGCGTAAATCCTTTTATTCTGAAGCTGAGTATCCGTTTACTATCGAAAAGGTGGACTGGCAACGATGACTTGGAGCATAGTATCTGAAGAAGCTAAAAGAAAGAAGAAAATTCTGCAATATGAACAAAAGCGACTGTGGCACAAGTGGTGGGCGTGGCATCCAGTTAGCATAAAAACTGAGGACTATAAACAGTGGGTTTGGTTTGAACCAGTTTATAGAAGAGCAAATAACCATTTCCCTTGGAGAACCTTTTGTAAATATAGGTGGGAATACACCACTGACTTTGAATTACTAAAACAGATTTACTGAGATAACAAAATGCGTTGGAACATAGAAACCAAAGAAGAGTATATTGCAAGACTGAGCAATTGGCACCGCTGGCTGGCTTGGCGTCCTGTCCGAATAGTGAACAGCGAAACCAAACGCACACAACGGGTGTGGCTGGAAACAGTTTGGCGACGAGGTAGTCTGGGCAAACCAGACAGAGACGGCGTCCAATGGTGGAGTTGGACTTATCTGTCAGACCCTGCTGATTTTGAACTACTAAAAATGATAGGAAACGAAAAGGAATTTTAGTCTTACTAGAGTTTGTGTTATACTATAAGAAACAATTATGAGAATTCTTACTAACGAAAATCTCAGCTATGATATCAACGATCTACCCGACGAGGTAGATGATCTTAGATTCTGTGTGTTTGATAATAGCGATCCATCCGAGGCTGACTACTACTTTACTCCGCTGATTTTTCTGGAGAGTTTTGTTACTCCAGCACTGGTGCTCAAGATTGGTCAGCATCAGTTGACTATGCCCTTGGATTGGCAGATGCTGATTGGGGAACCCGACCATGGTGATCTGGAAGTGGTGCCCTTAACCAGTATCAATGACCGAGGGTTTAAAGCCTTCACATTCAATCCACTCAGCAGCTTTCGACCAGAATTCTCTCCAGTGGAAATTGTGGACGTGTTCACTGATAACCGTTGGTATTTTCCCAAGCTCAAGAACGGACAGCTTTTGTGTGTGCCACTGACTCGTGGCGTAAAGCCTCCGTGTGTTTACTTTGTCAAAGACATCAGTCGTAATTGTGAAATTATCAGATACTCCAAGGCTTGGTGATCGAATGGGGTATACGAGATTCACAACCACTGGCTTTATACTGAATATAATAGATCAAAAAAATTCTCGTGAACCCTGGGTCAGATGGTTTTGTTGGTACCCCAAAAAAATCAACGGTCGATGGATTTTTTTGAAATTTGTTTACAGAAAGAAGCACTGGTTCAAAGCATTTGATCTTCGTGCATGTGAGTGGAAATATGCCGCTACTGCCTTTGACCTGTTGCGTGAGATCTAGTACAATGACAATATGTACTAGATATATTTAATCTTATAAAGAGGTATACCAATGAGCAAGCTGGATCTAAACACTGAGTTAGCAGCACTGGATCACAAAGAAAGAAAATTTTATCAGAGCCTGGATGATCAGGAACGCAAGAAATTCAGTACCTACCT